AATATTCGCCGTCAGAAATGCTGGTGCATTCTGTGATGGTGGTGATAAAGGTGTCCGACTGCAGCCATTGGAAATCCAGAGAAACCGCACGATTTGCATCGATCTCTGTGTTCACATACACGCCAATGGGAATGTCGATCTTCTGCGGTTTCTGCACCAGATACAGGCTTCCGGCTTCGCTGGAACCCGACTGATAGGACATCACGATTTCAGTTTTTTTCGTCAGAGACAGAGGCTTTGCACAAACGGTCAAGACCGACTTATCCCAGTTAAAACACGTTTGCGAGTAGGACAGCACAAAATCATTTTCTGCACTGCAAAACTGCGGATAAGCAGTCAGAAAATCCTCCATTGTCTGATACCCGCCATCCAGAATCATACTGAGATTTGGTGCATAGGTCGAAATGGCATTCTGCCCGGACTGAAATAGAATGGTGTAATTTCTGCCGCTCGTCAGGTTGTCGATTTGCTTTTGCAGGCTCTCCAAAGTGCGTTCTGTCTTTTCCGAATAGACTGTAACCTTTGTACTAAGCCCATTGATTTGTGTGCCAAAACCATCCCATTGTGCGATTTTAGTGGCAGTGATCTGATCCAATACGGCTTGATTTTCGTGGGTATGTGCCTTTTCCAAAAGCGGCTGAACCGCATCCTGAATCAGTGCTTTTACAGCATCGGTATCCGGATAATTTGTCAAATCCGGAGAAACACCATCCTTTCCGTTACGCCCATCTTTACCGTCTTTCCCATTTGTGCCATCCTTACCGGGCAAACCGTCTGCACCATCTTTTCCGGGTAATCCATCCCTGCCTTTCAAACTCTCCAGCCATTCTGCAACTGTCCCCACAAAACCGTTTTCTATGGCAATTTCATAAGCAGAACGACCGTCTTTTCCGTTTGTTCCGGTTTGCATCTCCGAAAGCTTTTTCAAAAGCTGCGTATACAAATCTGGAGTCGGCGGAATGGGTGTTGCACCGTCCTCTACAAAACCAGACGGTCGAATGTGAAGGGTAACAGGTACCGTTGTTGCACGCAGTGTAGTATCGCTTTCCGCATCGTAGCCAAACAAACTCATCTTCACCGCACCAGGATGCAGTTCGGCAGGCAGCAAGCAGGTTGTTCCGTCTATGCCAAGCACCACGTTGTATGTTTCTTCGCACTGTGTGAACTGTACCACCTTGTGCAGCGTTTTCCAAGCCCCATCGAACACGAACTTTACCAAAACAAACGCGATCTGGTCAGAAGCAATGACCTCTCGTTCCAGCACTTCAATCTTTTGATTCTTTACTAAAAATTTCATCATCCGTTTTTCACCTCATTCCACACATTATTTTCAGAATCATATTCCAAATAGCCGTCTACACACTGGATCTTTTTCAGATAATTGTTGTAGGAATGTTCTCCGGAGGACATCCAGTTGGTTGGTTTGGTGATGGCGTTCCACTGAGCGATCGTTCCTTCATATGTGATGGCTGTTAGACTTTCACAGTATGTCAGCATATTTTCCCCAAAGGTTCTGCAATTCGCAGAAATGGTAAGGCTGGACAATGCTGTACATCTTGTAAACGTAAAAGCACCAATGGAATCACACGCAACACGAGCAGTCTTCAGCTTTGCACAGCCGCTAAAAGCATACTTTCCCCACGTTTTCACGCTGGCAGGCACAGTGACTTCTGCAATGGCGGTGTGATAAAAGGCATATGACTGAATCGCAGTAACTGCCTGCGGAATGGTAACAGAAGTCAGACCGGCGGTATAGCCGATTGCAGCATCTTCCTGTGCAAAAGCGGCATTCCCAATGCTGGTCAGTGTAGCCGGCAGAGATACCGTTTTCGCATTGGCACAATGATAAAACAAACGGTCACCCAGACCAGTAATGCCATTGCTGAGCACGACTTCCTTGATCTGATCGTTTTGATAAAACACAGAATCATGAGAAGTATAGTCGTATGTTGCACCCGTGCCACGCAGCAGCAGTTTGCCGTTGTCGTAGAGAACATAGTAGATGTTTTCGCCGCACTGTCCGGTTGCTAGGATTTCGCCTGCCGTCAAGTCATCTACCTTGGTCTGCAGTTCAGAAATCTGACTGTTCATCGCATCCAGCCGCTTTTGCAGTTCGTCCAGAGATGCTTGATTCTCTGTCATTTTCGAGAGCATCTCTGTTACTCTGCACTTACCAAGAATACACTTGCAGTATCCGCATTTGCTTTCATCCTCCCGATAATCAATCACATCTTCTGCTGTCAATTCTGTTGCTCCGGCTCGCAGTCGAACTGCTGCCAAGGTCA